TCGTGCCGGCCGTGACGCCCGTGCCAGATATCTGCATCGACGGGAAAAGAGCGCCAGCGGAAACCGCCGACACCGTCAGCGTCGTGGTGGCAATAGACCCCGTGAATGATGCAGTCCGGGGGTACAGCGAAATGCCATTGCTGTAGTCGGTCGTATTGAATCGGAAGAAGTACGCGACCGCGGTTGATCCGTCAGACTGGTCCGTTGAATCCTGAAACGCCCCATAAGGCGTGTTGATGTACTTGCCGCCACGCGGGCTAAACAGAGCGCCCATCGAATTAACCAACTTGATGAAGAACGTGCGCAGTGCCCCGTTGCTTTGGTCAACAAAGCCGCGGTCGTAGCCTTGTGGCGCCGATCCGATATCAGGCGGCGCAGGGACTTGAATCTGCTGGTTAAGGTTTGACATTGCTCTTATGCGGTCATCGCTTCATGCGCGTGTTTGATGTGCGCGATCCTGTCATCAAGTCCAATTGTGCCGCCGTTGATCTTCTTTGTCATCGCGGTGTAGTCCTTGGCGTCGGCCTCCTTGTTCAGGCCGCGTTTGTTCCAGTACCAGCCTGCGGTTAGGGCAGCGTACTTGGGCACCAGGACATAGTCAGGCGAATGGATGAAGTCCATCCCCAAGGCATCCCCCGCCAGCGTGTAGTTGTCCTTGCCGGTGAGTTGGATCAGCCCGCGCCCGTGGTACAGCCAGCCGTCGCCTGTTTCCTCAAGGCCGTTACCCATCCTGCCACCATAAACCCGGTTAGCGATTTTCTCGGGGTTGCGGTGATAGGGCTTGGCAATCTCCAGCGTCGGGAAGCGGCTGGGCCAGGTCTTCATCAAGCCCTCTGCGCTGTAATTTAAATTCTCCTCTAGCATTTTGAAGTTGCCAGATTCATGGGCGCACTGCCCGATAAACGCCGCCTGGCGCGATGGCGTGTTGATCTCATAGCGCCGAAAGACTTCCTCCAGAGGCTCGACCCAATCGATGGAGATCTTCAGCTTGGCAAGGGCGTTGGCTAGGCTCATCATTTCTTGTCAGTCTTATCGTCCTTGGTGTACTTCATGTCAGCCAACTTCTCGACAGTGCGGCCACCAAAGTAGGCGAGGAAGATGATCTGCCCCCACTGGCCTAGCAACTGGACGTAGCTCTCTTGGGCGTTGTAGCCAAAGGCTGACATCGCGGTGAACATGAAATACGCCACGAAGATTGCGATCAGCGCCAGCGGCCTGATGTTCTTGGATAGCCACGAATCGCTACCCATGTCGCTACGCCAGCGCTCGGTGACGTTCTCCTGCTCAGTCTTGTAGATCTCGGTGTCGTTAGCCATCTTAGCCAGCTCACCATCCTGCGCCAGCTTGGCTAGCTCTAGCTGCGCCTTAGCTTTAGCTTCAGGATCGGGGATCAGCTTATCAATGAGCTTGCCACCGACATCTAGTATTGCTGCTAGAGGAAACATTTTGTTCCTTATTGAGTTGCTTGCTTAACAATGAAGATGATGATCACGCCAAAAATGATGACAACTAAGGCCCCCCCGATCATCTGAGCCGCAAAAAGCCTTTGAGAGGCAACGCGCTTGCGCTCAATACTGGCAGCCCGCTCGGCCTTGGCTCGCTCCTGCTTAATCTTCATGCGCTCCTTAAGCATCATCTCCCAGAGTTCTGGGTAACCGCCGTAGACGAGTTGATGCTTCAGGGCTTCTTCAGCTTCACGCAGAGCATTGGCCTGCATCACAATTTCCATAGCCTTGCCCGTGTCTGACTGGCCCTTCTTGGCCTTGTCGTTGGCGGCCTTCTGAACGACATCCTTGGCGTCAAAGAACTTGCCAAATTCGCCCACCAGACCATTGATGTCCTTGCCGAGCTTTATCGCCTTTTGGATGCCGGCGACAGCGGCCTGCGCGGCGGCAAATGCGGTAATTGGGTCCATATCACATCAACACCCAAAGACCTAACTTGATCAAAAGAATGATCGACGCGACCAAGCCGCAAGCCATTAAGAGACCGAGCAGCCAGTCAAGCATTGCCTACTCCTCGTCGGCCTTCGCCTTTTCCTTGGCGATCTTCAGGTGCTGGTGCTTGTACCAGATGTTTACCGCCAAGCCGATGATGGCGATGAACAGACCACCGAAAGCAGCGATCTCGTTAGCCGTCAGCCCGAAGTAGACAGCAGCGCCGCTACCGCCGTACTGGGCAGTGGTCGCTGCTTTGGTGATCTCAACGCTCATCTTTCTTACTCCGTCGGCGCATCCGCAGGCAGCGGCTCGTGACCTTCAGCCAGCCACGCCTGAAACTCAGGGTAGTCTGCCGTGCAGGTCAGGCGGCATTTGCCGTCGTCGTCGATGCGGGCGTAGATAGCCACGCCGTCTTCGTTGGTGTGTAGGATTTTATAGGTCACAGTTCAGCACTCCATGCGAGATATGCCGTAGTTACGCCGCTTGCACTAGCAAATTGGCAACCATGTCCAGCAGTTAACCCAGACGCTACCGTAGTGCCAACGGTGGCGCTAAATGAATTAGTCCCTGAGTTATAAGTTGGAACAGCAGAACAAGTGGTGGCTGTCGTCGTGTGAATAATTGCGTAGTCTGCGGCAGTTCCGCTTTGTTCTAAAGCGGTCGGGCTTGCGCGCATTGTTACGGGGAATGTGATTGTGGCTTGAGATGCGGTGGTGCTTTGGTTATATGCAGGGCCAAATCTGCCAAAACCTGCTTGCGACACAACCCGGTAGTAATACCGCTGGCACATCATCAGTTCCCGCCCGTAGTCCCTGCGCTCAAAAGGCGAGGCCACAGTGCCAGCTTCAAGCTGGACGCCGGTGATGTAGAAGGTGGCTCCGTTGGTGCCGATCCAGTTGTTGGACGCCGTGGTTGCACCGAAGCTGTTACCCGCAGTCCACGATCCAATCGTAGAGGTGGTGAACGAACTCCCAATTGCCATACCAAAGCGGATTTCGATGCCTGTGCCGTTATTGGTCACCCAAGTGCCGGACGTATCGCCAGACAGCGTGATGGTCTTCTGCTCCCAAGTATTGGCAGCACTGATCGTGTAAGTGGCGACATAAAAACGATCAGATGCGCTGTTTCCCAGCTTTACCGAATAGGTGCCCGTAATGGAGGAGCGAACCCAAAATGACAGCGTTACAGAAGCCGCGCTAGCACTGCCCCAAGCGAGATCAGCGGAGTTAAAACCCTCCACCTTATGCTGGAGCATGTAGTAATCTGTTCCAGTAACAGACGAATCAATCGTCGTCACAGTGCAAAGCAGGCTGTTTGTGAATCCGGCAGGTGCAGTAGAAGATTGCTGTACCGTGTAAACGCCAGCGCCATTGGTGAATGCAGCCCAGCGATCCAACGTGTAAGCCCCGTTAGCAGGCGTCACACTCGCCCCAGCATTCCTCTGGTCAATCCGCATATCGCCGTTGATGATGCGGTTGCGAAACCCCATGCTATTAGGCGGCGAGGCCACGCCACTGAAGACAGCGTTGCTGCCGCCGGTAGCGTCTTTAATAGAAGAAACCAGCAGCGACCCGGTGCCTTTAGGAGTCAACTTAACATCGATGTTGCTGTCGCCGCCAGTCGCGGACAGCTCAGGCGCCCCACCCGTTGCAGCATTTGCCAGCGTCAACTCGTTAACAGCCGAAGCTGTGGCGGTGACCTTCAGCAACTCATTGCCGTTCGTGTCGCTAATTTGCGTGACGATCTTTGGCGACGTGAGCGAGGTCGTGCCAGTTGCAGTCAACGTGCCGGCCACCGTCAGCGTCTTGCCTGAGCCAACGTTAAGGCCCACCGAGGTGCCGTTACCGGCGGCAGCAAAGACGGCATCGACGCTATCCAGATCAGTGTTGATCTTGGTGCCCCAGGTATCAGTCGCTGCACCGACCTCGGGCTTGGTCAGTAGCAGGTTGGTCGTCGTGGTATCAGCCATTTATTAACCTCATGCGGCGATTTGCCAGGTTTCGGAATTCTCAGGAATAGGCGTCCAAGTCTCAGGGGTGTCGCTTTGCGCGGCCCAACTTGTCGAAGCGTCAGAAACCGCAGTCCAGACCTCAACCGTGTCCGGGATGCTCGTCCATGTTTCCGATGTATCAGATTCTGGCACCCATTTTAGAACACCATTGAGGGTCATGCCAGAGGTGCATGGCATCAATATAGCGCCAATCTGAACCTTGGTCGCATCAACCGAGACCGAAGACTCCACGTTAATCGTAACCGCCTGATTCACGATTACGCTGGTGCTGACCGTCATGTCAGCCCAAGCCTCAATCAGAATACTGACCAAAGGCACCCGGATCGCCGAAACCGCCATCGCGCTTTCGTCATTGGCAGCAAACGAAGCAATGGCGTACCGCACCGCGGAAATGCTGGTCGCCGACGAGCTGGCCGCCGTAAAGGCTCCGATGGCGTACCGCAGCGCAGAGATGCTGGCAGAAGATTCTGCAGCTATCGCGCTGGATGCAATAGCAACGCGCTGCGCTGCAATAGAAACAGAGGACGATGCGGCAACGCTAAACGATGCGTCCTTGATGACGCGAGCATCAATGCTGACCGAAGACGCGCCGGCGCTGGTGAATGCGCCAATGGCATAACGGACGGCAGAGACCGCCGCCGTCGATGAAGCAGAGACAGTTACGGCTGCAAGTGTTACCCCGTAGGAGTAATTACCCTGGCCGTATGGCCCGGAGCCGTAGGCAGCCATTTGCGGATTACGTCAAGGTGACGTCCAGATCGCCGGCAGGAATACGCAGCACGTCGCCGTCGTTGATGGTACGTGCGGTAGACAACGCAGCCCAGGCCAGCATATTGCCGCCAGTAGAAGCATCGAAAATCGCCGCCCAGCCAATCGAACCCCAGTTGCCGCCAGAGGCAGCAGCAAATTCAATAGCCGCTGCGTTTGTTGCGTTTGTAGGCGACGTGCCAGAGACGGTGATCGTGCCGGTAGCGGCGCGGGCATAGCCGTTGCCAGACACCTCAGTGCCGCCACCCGTATCGGACGGGGCAGCGGTGAAAAGGCCCACATACCAGGCGGTAGGACGAGTGGCGCTGTTGGTGGTCAACAGCCAATTGAGAACCAGGTTCTCGGTGTAGTCGGTAAACGATGACATTTCAAAAACTCCTTTATCCGAAAGTCCTGGCTCGCATCATTATGGAGCCGCCAGATGTTGCGCCGCGGTCATCTGCAATCTGCAGCTCCTCGAGGCCGCGGGTGTAGATTGCCGCCCAGACAGGAATCCGCGAATCATCCTTGAGGTAAGGCGCGGCCTGCATCAGCGATCCATACAGATACACATCCGGGGCTTGCGCCAAAAGCCAATTCGTTGCCACAGATCCCGACAGCTTGGACAGCTTGGCGTAATAAATCAGCTCGGCGGTGTAGGCGCTATCAGGCACCGGCAGCACCCGGACCTGCCCACCCACAATACCGAAATACTGGGGTTTACCCGCAGAAATATAAGTTGTAGATTTAAGACTATCAAGTGCGTCCACAGATTCAAACGTAAGCGCCGTCACGGGATTTGTGTTCAGCTTGATCGACTTAGTCTCGAGGAAATCGGCGGGCACCGCGCTGTACTCGGTATCAATGGAAGCGGTGGCGCGCACGATCATCTGGCGCGTGCGCAGCGTGCGCTCGATCTGCGCCTCAGCCAGAGCAATAAAGTCCGGGATGACGCTGGTCAGATCGGTGCGGTTGAGCCAGTCGGCCACCGACGCCTTGAGTTCCGTG